GTGTTAACCGATAAAAAATTAAAGAGCTTAAAGCCAGAAGATAAGCTATATAAGGTAGCTGATCGTGATGGTTTATATGTTGCTGTCACAAAAACTGGTTCTATATCATTTAGATATGATTACCGCTTTAACGGCCGTAGAGAAACCATAACTTTTGGACGCTACAGCGATGACGGTATTACACTTGCAGAAGCAAGAGAAATGCTAATCGATGCCAAAAAGACGCTGAACGCAGGCATATCACCAGCTTCACAGAAGCGAGACGGTATTACAAAACGTAAAGTAGGGTTAACCCTAAAAGACTATACCGTCAAATATCTATCAGAAACCCGCTTTGCAGACAGCACGCTAGATATGAAGACTGCCATTGTCGAAAGGGATCTATACCCAACACTGGGTAAACTACAGCTAGAAGAAATCACAACACAAAAGGTTAGGGCCTTATGTGAAAAAATTAAAGAACGTGGCGGTAACTCTACCGCTTTGCAGATACGTGAAATTGTTGGCTCTGTGTTCGACTACGTGATTGACCGTGGCTATGAGATAGAAAACCCCGTTAGTAGTATCAAAGCTTCTTCAATCGCTACTTTTGAGGCACGCGATAGGGCAATGACAGCTAAAGAAGTCGGAATATTCTTTAATGAGTTAGAAAATTATAGCTGTTATCCAACGCTTAAATTAGCCGTTAAGTTCGTGCTATTAACTTTAGTTAGAAAAAGTGAGTTTATAAAAGCGACTTGGGATGAAATTGATTTTGATGAGAGATGCTGGATCATACCTAAAGCAAGAATGAAAAGGAGAAGGGCGCACGTAATCTATTTATCCGAGCAAGCCTATGACATGCTTGTCGGTTTTAAGGCCTGTGCAATGGGTAGCAATTATTTAGTTCCTGGTCGATATGATATAAGTAAGCCACTTTCGAATGCTGCGTTAAATAATGTAATTGACGGTGTTGTTAAGCGTATAAATGCGAAGGGGATTAATTTTGAGCCGTTGACGGTGCATGATTTGAGAAGAACTGCCAGCACACTGCTACATGAAGCTGGCTTCAATTCTGACTGGATAGAGAAGTGTTTAGCCCACGAACAAAAAGGCGTACGCGCTGTTTATAACAAAGCAGAGTATGCAGAGCAGCGCCGCGATATGTTACAGCAGTGGGCTAATATGGTGGATGGTTGGATAGAAAAAGAGAAAGGTAAAATTTAAGAGGTTTATTTTTCTGAGCCTAAAACTTTTGTGGCCATTAAAGTTGATAGCATCGATGCACCAACCACCAGCCAGAATATGGAATAAAAAAGCCGCTCAATAATTACTGGGCGGCTATCGTTTTCGGTACCAATTACAGAGAAAACATAACCTGCAATCCATGCATAAGCAATGATCACTAACTCAATCAATGGAAACCTCCTTGGTTATAAATTGTGGTCCGGTAAGTTCTATACTGTTATTAGGGCATTCATTACCCCAAGCATCCCAACCCCGTGACATGTCACGCGCAAATAACTCTATGCGATTAATATCACCGTATAATTGTTCAAGCCTATTTTTAACTTCCCACGGCTTTTGGCTGTGTTCACCTAAACAACTAAACACAACCTGTTTAACACTGGCACTCGTTCGCTCTAAGCCGTTTCCGCGAGTCGCTATTAATACATCCTCGCTATTAGCTCTGGTGTAGTTACCACCATTCATTTTGGTTTCTGCATTGAGTAGATCAAGCATGTCATGCCAATCAAACAGAGTGCCATTTTGTAGCGCTTTATCGAAACGCTCATGAGCTAGTGAATTGAATTTAACCCATGTGAACGCTTTTGATGTGCGTACGGTAAAGCCCCACGCTTTAGCAAGCTCAAATGCTTCTTGCACAAAATTTCCTGTGTACCACATGGCAAGGACTGAGTTTTCTGCGGCGATGGTATGAACTGGAAGATGTTTTAAATCAAAAAGGCTGGTGGTTTGGTAGTGGTTATTTGCGGCACCGTTGGAAACTTTATTACTGTATTGCCAAGGGGGATCGCAATAAATAAGGCTGTATTTTTTCATTGTTACCTACATTATATTAATTACCTTTCTAAAATAGAATGCAACTCTCAAAGCGAAAATATCAAACTTATTTTTGTTGTTTAATGCAACTCTATAATATTCGCATTTCTCACAAGAGCATTCATAATAAAATAACTCTTCTTTGTTGAGTTTCTTATTACACCATACACAACGAGTTTTATTCATTTGTATAATCCAGTTTCTTTAGCTGCTTTTTCAACATCACTGTGAAATACAGTTAATCGGTTAATTAAATCCTCAGTTGGCTCGGTAGCGTTAATTACCTATTTCCATAATGCAGTACACCTTATTTGAAGCTTTCCTCCTATTTCAGCGTTACGTAATCGAATCATACCTGTATCTTGTGCATCCCAATTTAAGCGCGTGAATAATGAATTAAGTATCTTTCTTTTATCTTCCACGAATCACCTCCCCACAAACTATTTCAACATCCCGCACCATCATTATCTGCCACGCACGGCTCTCGCATTCTTGCTGTGTGTATATTTTCTCAGATACAGGCACAGAAGAACCATGTATTAGCATGAGTAATACATATCCGATTATTTACATGGTTATTTATCTAGGCGGTAGAGTGGGATATTAGTTTCTTCTGTAGGGTCTTCATTTAAAAATAGCTGACCGTATATTTCAATTTCACTAATATCAATCTCTGCTGCATAACCAACAGGCTCCAAGTTATTAATGCGCTCTAGTTCATTACATACATCAATTATGTCTTGCCAGTTATATTCATCAATACCCTCGCCAGAGTTTATTTTATTTTTTAAACACTTCGCTATTTCCAATATCTCTTTATTCATTTTTTATTTTCACTCCGTTGCTGATTAATATATTTTTACATTCATTAATAGTTTTATTTCTAGTGTATTCACCTAGGTACTTTTTAGGCAATTCAACCTCCAAACTCTCGCGTGATGCTTTCCAGCTAATCCACATTAAATCAACGTTACAGTCAGCGTAATTTAATCCGTTATTTGCACGTTTAAGTTTTGATTCAAATTCTGACGGGTCGCTAAGTTGCTTTATTGTATCTTCAAATTGCTGCCTTGATTTATCCATCACTCCACCTTTACTCTTCTGGCTGTACCCAATAATCAATTAGTGACTCTATTGCATCGCTAATAATTACACCTTGCTCAGATTCTGTTAATTGGTTCCATTCATCTTCGGTCATTCCTAGTCCTGTTTCAGAGTCAGAGCCAACTTTATTTGTCCTTGCAACTAAAACCATTTACTTACTCATATTCACTCCTCTTATTGCATCTATTTAATCGATATGATTAAAATAATTCATCATTGTTTTTAATTTATGACCTATAGTTAATTTGAACTTTCTAATTATTTTTGTAGTCCTCGCCGATGCTCCCTGTGTCGGCATTTTTTATCTAGCTTCCTTGCTAAATTCCATGCCTTAACTATTCTTAAACTGCATACACAGATAAATTATAAGTTTCATTCCTGCACGTCCCCTTGCCGTCCTCTCTGTGGCGGCTTTTTTATTCATTGCATCCCTGCTAGTTAAATTATTCCGTTGGCTGCGTTAGTTCGTATGCTGAATTAACATGGTCTTGTTCTACTACATAATAAGTTCCGCTTCCGTCAAATTCACATTCTTCACAGTTGCGGTAGATATCAGTAATGGCTTGTTTCAACTTCGCGTTTTCTTCTTGTAACTGTTCAATAGTCATATCTATCTCCTGTTTGCATCTTTGCACTGAGTCCCTTGGTTAATAATCGTTGCAGTAGCAAATATCTTCTGGTGACTCATCCCAAACTAATAAGCTGCCGCCGTAATAGAGGTTTAAAATTAACTTATCGAAAGTGGAGTATGTGGTTAATATACTTTTGCCTAGGATCTTACCTCCAACCTTGCCACCAAATAATTCATATACCTGATGACCGTCATGTATAAGTAATTCGCTTTTATAATCACCCACCAGAACACTACTTAGAAAGAATCTATAATCACATTCACTCTCTCTTATAGAACTATATGAGGAACGATTTTCCTCTGGATGTAAGCTAACGAAAATGGAACTATCATGCTCATTATCAACGAACACTGTTGGGGTATCCCAGCCACTTTCCATAGCATCGCTAACGTTGTCTTTGATAAACGCCTCCCATAAATCAGAAGCCTTAATGTATTTAGGGCATTCTTCCTCACTAACAAAATCTTTTACTAAAGCGGCAACCTTTTCCTGTAAGTCGGTTTCGATTCCTGAGTTTTCCCAAGAGTTGCGCATTTTTTCAGTAACCAACGTGTTGTATTTTTTCAAATCAACTATATCTTCTATGCTGGTGGGTAGGGCGTTTTCCATTGCTTCTTTAAATGCTTTACCAAAATCGCTATAGGAACGAAAGGCATCATCAACAACACTGGTAAATAATTTAGTAATGCCTTTATCAATAATTTCTACAGCCTGTTCGCTATTTGCAAATTCAACACAACGCTGAGTTAATAATTCACTTAATGTTAGTTCTTTCGACATAATTAATACTCCAGACAAAATTTGGATAATTGGTTAAATCACATAGGGAATGGTTAGTAATTCATCCACAGGCATTCTGTTCTTGTTCCAGTGCCTCGACCTGCGGAAATACGAGATTGTTTTGTTACCTTTTGCCAGCTTGATAATTCATCGTTGTACATCTCTGATTCATAGCCACTGATAGCAACCATGCCAGATACTGATTTAAGTACCTGCAGTAATTCATGATGTTGTTCAGCAGTGAGTTCAAAATTGTAATAGCGATTACGCATTACTCTGGTGGATGGAACGTAGGGAGGATCTACATAAAATAAAGTATCAGCGCTGTCATGCTGCTTAATTAAATCGACAGCTGGTTTGTTCTCTATGATCACACCTTGCAACCGACTGCATACAGCGGCTAGGTTTTCAGGGTATTTAGCCCAAAGGTGTGAAGCCGTTGCATACTTGCGCTTACTATCAGAGCGAAAACCAGATGTTCCACCTGATGAAGCTGCGGAACCAAAACCCATACAAGCACGAACAACCATTCGCCTAGCACGCTCAATAGGCTCATTGATATTTATTCTGGCCAGTTCGAATTCATCACGTGAATAAGGCGTTAAGTAACAAGCATGTTGTAGCTGTTCATTCATTGCTTTATCACGTAACACCTGAAATAAATTAACTACCTCACTATCTAAGTCGTTATATACCTCAGCGTAGCTAGGCTCTTTTTGCATTAGAACACCTGCAGCGCCCCGAATGGTTCAACATAGCAACGGTGATTAGGAAAGTGACTAATCACCCATTTCGCTAAGCGAAACTTACTACCGTGGTAGCGTATTACTGGATGTTTGATAGTCATTGCTTAGCCTTTTTAGCACCGGGTGCTTGTCTGGCTTGTTTTATGTTTTCTTCATCCTCTTTGTATAAAGTAGGATTGGCGATACAGGCTTCTATATAGGCATTTGCCTCCTCTAACCTGTAACAAAACTGGCGAGGGCTTAAGTATATCTTCTCAAGAATCTTCTCTTTATTGAGGGCATCTAGTCTAGTTCTACCTAGTCCTGTAATCTGCTTAAATAAATCAGACGATATGATTGTCCCCAAGGCACCAAACTCAACAATGCCAATATTGCGTAATTTATTTGAATTCATGGCTTCCCCTAAGGTGGGGCGAACCCCACCACAAGTTTATTACTAGTATTCGTCTTTCATGTCGTTCAGCGTCAGGCTGAATGAATCGAATAGCTCATCGCCAAGCTTGCGTTTGTTGGCATTAAGGAATTGAACAACCTTTTCAAAAGCTGCTTTAGCTTCTGGTGAGCCGCCTGCAGGCAGACTGTTAATTTGTGCTTCAAGGTTGTTATTTGCATCGATGCGGTGATAGGCCTGAACCGCTTTATTTTTCAACTCTGTGAAAAGTGCTGTACCAAGTGATGATTTGAGTTCATCAATTTGTAATCGAATTTCTTTAACTTCATCCAGTGTTGAAGCATCAGTAATTGATTGGCGCAGTAATTCAGGGTTAAAACCATCATCAACAATTTCACCTGTGATTACATCGTTTTCGCCGCTGGTGGCTTCTTGATGCTGCTCAGGCTCATTTTGCTTGGTGATTTCATTGAGGCTTACGCGCTCTTTTGGTGGTGTAACATCTTTGATGGTGCGCTCTTCAAGTTCATCTGGCGTATAAACCCCCATGATCACCTCAGGGCAATACAGACGAGACCAGTATTTAACAGCCAAGTAAGCAATTTGTTGCTTAGGCATAGTTTTCCATAGTGGCGAGTTGCGCGTTTGTACATCGGCTAAGTAAACAGGTTCACCGTATGTAATTTCTGTTTCACCTCTGAGAACTGCGCCAACACGAATATATAAACCTGATTCGTCACGATTTTCTTTTACGCCTACAATTTTTTCCCAGTCACCGCCATATTCGTAATGGAATCTGCTATCAACAACTTTTGAGCTAGTGATAACCGAATTAACTAGTTGAGCTTCATAGCCAAGCGTGCCATTTATTAAATGTGTTTTTTGCCCTACAGCAAAAGGGTCCATTCCCCAGCGAGACGCTTGCATTACAATAGCTAAACAATCGGCAGGTTTGCCCTGTAAATGTTTAGGTACCGTTGCTGAGCCTGATGCCATTAAATCAGCAATACGGATAACGCAATTCATTGCTTCCGTATTAAAAAGGAGTGACATGTTATTCATGACACTGGTTTGCGGTTGATTGCTTAAAGCGACTTCTGACATGATGATTACCTCTAAATTAATAAGCGCCGCGCAGTAAGCAGGGCGCTAGAATTGATTAAGCTTCTTCTAATTGAAGTTCTTCTAACTTACGTGTTTCAAAGTCAGTAAGATTAATGGTGAGTGTTTCGGTTACCGGGGCAGGCCATACACCAGTATTCATTGAGTTATTGATATCACGCAGCGTCTTTTTGTACTCCAAGCGGCCTAGCTCTAATAACTCTGGCGAGGCTTCGACGATTGCAACCCAGTGGTAATGAGGGTCGGAGTTAACAAATATCCAATAAAACTGGTCAAGTTGTGCGATATCGGAATACATACCTGCACTGATGTGATAATCGCGATTAAGTATTTCTCTACGGATCATCGATGTAATTGCATCTTGCTTAAATCGACCAAGAGAGACGGATTTCAGGTCAAAGCCAATTCGATGATTATCATTTAGTTGAATTTCAATATCTGGTCTAACTCTTGTTTCAAGCCCTGTATCATCATCAACACCGTAATAACTGACTTCTGACACTCGGTTTGGGTGATTGATTAACGCGCTAGCTTCTGGATGATTCATTACAGCATCGCGCATGTCTTTAGCGGTTTGAAAATCAATTGTTTCAACTTGAATTTTTGTTTCGTCACCTCGCCATGCGCTGATTAAATCATCTTCAAATACTGCATCTGGTTTAATTGCTTTAATTGATGCTGCAATTTCTTCTTTCTTGCCTGATTTTTTAAGTGGTTCAGGTTTACTGGTTTCCTCTCCCCATAAATCAGGGTTAATTGAGTAAATTTGATTGAGTAAAAAATCACGGCTACCAGATGTTTTTAATGGCTCTGGTAGTGTTGCGTTAAACTCTTTAATACATGCTTTCATTGCGGCAGCTGTGTGCTTATCTGATTCAGGTATCTTTCTGAATTCATCAGGTAAATCAGCATATAACCCGCCAATTTCCTCTACTGAACCAGATAGCGGCAATGGTGCTGGTAGTGTTGCGTTATGCGCTTCAATTATTGCTTTTAGCTCATCAGTGCTACGTGGTTGAGGTAAACCAGCATTGTATTCATCAATCCATTTCGTCATGGAGTCAGTGTTTGTAAATGCTCCCTCTGGAATTTCAGGACGAACACTGAATTCAGTGCCGAACTTTTCAGGCTCCATCGTCAATGTATGAAACGCGCTACCTAAATCAAAACAGCGTTTATTTTCACGAAGAATGATTTTGCTTACGTGTCTGAGGTTGTAATACATCAGGCTTATACGGGCATCTTTCAGCATTGAACTACTGATACCGTTTGAGCTGTGATAAACATCATTAGGGATATCAGGGTAACGCCCCGGTTCAAAGTAAGGTGGTTCATTTACGGGGCATTCTTCAATAACTTCTGGTTCTGTATTACCGAATTGTTTATCTTCACTGGCGTGAGTAATCACATCAGGCTTAGCTGTTTCGGTAATTTCTTCTTTGTCAGGTGAAACCAAAGACTGAAAGTATTTTTTACGGTCAACATTAGAGCGGAATTTATCAGGGTTATTAATGATATGAATGTAAGCATTGATGATGTCGTTATTGTGTAAAAACATCAGCTTTGGCGTTGCTGTGGTGGTAATGCTTAATTCAAAAGCCACTTTTTCGAACTGCTCAAACTCTTCGCTGGTGGCTGTTTTGTTTAAGTGATTAGTTAGCTTATCAATATTTTCAGGCGCGTTAATGTCATTAGCCATTAAGATTGCGCTAACAATATTGCTTAACTTGCGTTGTTCAAATTGCTCTTGTTCTTGATTGCTCATTAGATAATTCCTTGTCGGTTTGAATTGCTATCCAAGTGACGAAAGCCCACTCGATACCATCTTTAAAGTTTATGAACTCTTGTCTTTTCCCACGTACGATAAATACATGAAAACCATTTTCGATAAAAAATATCATTTCAATCACCTTTGATAAACAAATTGTTTATGTTTGTGGCGTGAAAAAAACCCAGCTAAAACAGCTAGATTGATTAATATTGTCACTGTCCAAATCTTGCATTCCGAATCTACGGGTTAGCTAAGACATTCTGCGGCTCACAGAATTTAGGAGTGTGATAGCCATTCTGTATTGTTAAAGAGCGTTAACCTTGTGGGTTAATATGAGATAAAGAATAAACCATAAAAGACAGTTGTCAACTGTTAAAAACAAATAAATAACCAATATGTTTATCTTTTCTGTAAATAAAAAAGCCAGCTCAAGGCTGGCTGTAAATGTAATTCTTTGTTTTACTTTTCGTTTTTACTAATGATGAACTCAATAAAGTCTTGTATCTTTTCTTTTTCGCTATCGGGCAACGCCGCAAATTTTTTATGATCGTAATGAAGAACATCTGAATCATCTTTAGACATGAGTAATTCGTATGGCTTACGGCCTAAGGCTTCCGCAATAGCAGCAACGCTATCAACAGTAGCACTGGACTCATTCTTAATAATGCGGTTTACAGTGGCTTGGCCTAAACCGGATTTAACTGATAACTGGGCCTGTGATTTAAAGCCATCAATTAGCATAAATGTTGTGATGTTATCACCAAGTATGCGCCCAATGTCGGTAGGCTGGCGTGCTAACTCATTCGCAATTTGTTCAGCAGGCACATTCAAGTGATCCTTATCCATGTAATACTTAGGTAGTTTGGTAAGGTGTTCAATCTTTCTGGCAATAGGATCGCTAAGCGAACGGTGGCTCTTCATGTCAGAGGACATTAAATAACGAGAAATAACATTAGGAGCACAACCAAGCGCTGCCGCTAGGCTCTTCTGTTTCCCTTCGTAATGCTTTTCTATCACAAAGACAAGGTTGTCTCTTCTGATATCCTGAATGCTTTTCACTGTATTTTTCCCTTGCGTTTATTTTGTTCGATATTGTTTATTCTGTTTATCTATTAAATATCAAATTAACCCTTTAGGTAAATTACCGATTTGGTTATCATGATTTGAAATTGTGAGCCTGTTTATCTTTATGGTGGTTGATATGAAAGATTTTAACTTCAAAATATTCTGGAATGGTCTGTCTAAGCGTGAGCGCCAGCAATTTGCAGATAGTGCAAATTTGACCGTTCAGTATGTTTCTATCCATCTGCGCTATTGCAGTCGTAGCGTATCATTACAGACAGCTAAGAGATTGCAGAAGGCTCTTAATACATTCGGTGTAGAGCTAACGTTAGACCAAATAGCAGACAAATTTATGAAGTAAATCACACTAGGCCGCGAAAGCGGTCTTTTTTTGATTAGACGGATAAACAATTGATCATTTATGGTTGATTTATTTTTTGATAATGTATAATCTCATACCAAGTCACACAACAAAAAGGGGTCTAAACGTGGAAATTACGTCAAGAATGGAGGCCGCGTCCCAAGGGAAGCTGCGCTACTTTACAGGTAAGAAATGTAAAAACGGTCATATTGCTGAGCGTTATGTTGCTAATGGTGCTTGCGTTACATGTAACTACGAAAGTTCCATGGAGTATCGGTCAACATTAAAGCAATTAATTATCAATGCTAAGTGAGTGGTGTTTGTATGCGTGATTACGGAAAGGTTTCTCCGCAATTTTGGATTGGGAAAACGGGTAAGGAGATCCGAGAAAAAGGGCATGAGGCTCTTATTGTGTCGATGTACCTGCTTACGAACCCACACGCAAACATGATCGGTATGTATTACCTACCAATTATCTATATTGCGCATGAAACTGGGCTGGGCTTTGAAGGGGCTTTGAAGGGGCTTCAAAGGTGTGTTGAGTCGGGTTTTTGCCACTATGACGAAACGGCAGAGGTTGTTTGGGTTGTCGAAATGGCAAAGTATCAAATAGCTAGCTCATTAAAAGCATCAGATAACCGATGTATAGGTATACAAAGAGAGTATGAGAGTCAGCCTAAAAATCTATTTTTATCAGATTTTTACGATAAATATGAATCAAGTTTTAACTTGACAGAAAAGCGTGAATCGTCAGTAAAAAATGGAAGGGGCTTCGAAGGGGCTTCAAAGACCCTCGGAAGCCAAGAGCAGGAACAGGAGCAAGAACAGGAACAGAAAGTAAAACCCCCCATACCCCCCAAAGTTAAAAAAGTTAAGGTTAATGATTTTGAATATCCAAATGAATTGAACCTAGAAGCATGGGAAGAATGGATGCAGTACCGCAAGGAGTTAAAACTAACAGCATACGATAAATCAGAAAGGAGCCTAAAGGCGGCAATTACAAAGTTGTTAAACCTATCTGGTGGAAATAAAGACACACAAGCAAGAATTGTATTCCAGTCAATATCAAATGGCTGGCAGGGCTTATTTGCATTAAAAGGTGATGATTATGGGACAGGTGAATTCAAATTTGATCCAGCTGCGGGGAAGTCGAGAGCAGTTCAGAAAGTCGAACACGCAATCAGGGCAAAGCACGGACAGGAATATCTCGACTCTTTGGCTCAAACTGACGGAGCTGTATGGGGACAAATGGACCAACAAGAACGGAGCGGAACCGTCATTGATGTGGAAGCAAGCGCTAAGCGCATTGAGTGATCAGCAACTGGATGGACTATTTAAATTCTGTATCGACAGGTGCATGAATGGTAACCCATGGCCACCAGAGTTATCAGACGTGATTGTCGCGTTATCTGATGAAGCGGCTAAGCATAATCCGTTTGGGCTTGATCCTGATGAACAGCTTAGAGATTTTTTAACCTACTGCGCTAAGCGTAATAACTACCAGAGCGCGGAAATGTATCCATTCAAACACCCGGTTCAGTACTGGATGTTTACAGACCTCAGAACGAAGATGATTGACCTAAGGCTAACTGAGGTTGAGTGTGAGAAGCGACTAGACAAAATGCTTTCCCAATGGACTGAGAGAGTTAGAAAGGGCGAAAAGGTACCAGAGCCAACACTGACACTTACCGATAAATCAAAACCTCGCCCTGCTTGGATGGATTTGATTGAAAAAGGTAAATAACGGAGACAATAAGATTCAAAGGTTATCAAAATCGCAAGTAGGATTAACATACAGGCGCTTTTGATATACAGGATGATAAATCCCATAGGTTGAATGTAAAAATTAAATGTAGAGCGTTACAGAGCGTTTTAAAGGGTGGTAAGAAAATCAATTCTTACTGATTTTTTATGGTTGAAAAGATAAACAAATTGTTTATATTAACCGTATGGGTTAATCAAATTCGAGGTAATGGTTATGTTATTTCAGGATAGGGTTATTGAGTTACTCAAAAGTGGTCAAAGCATGTCGCTAAAAGCGATTAGAGACCATTTCGAAAGTAACGGCGTTAAGGCTTCGTATTGCACGGCAAAGAATGCAATTGACCAGTTGGAAAGGTTTGAGGTTGTTTCACTGGTAGTCGTTGAAAATAACGGCGTCAGAGTGTTTGGTTACAAGCTTAATGACAACTATGAGGCTGGATTATTTAGACAGGCAAGCAGCGGTCAACGCCACAAAGTGAGAGCCAGTAAACCAAGCAAACCCAAGAAAATCAAAGTTCCTGTTGTGGTGCCTGAATATGGCCCATGGTGCCAAACAGGTGAGCCAGCGCGATTACAAATTATGTTCAATGAATTATTAGCAAAACCAAGAGCTAAGCGTATCAAGCGAGGCTTAGCGGTATGAAAACCCTTGAATATCCAATTGTTCCAGTACCTAAGCCACGAATGACTCAGCGTGATAAGTGGCAGAGGCGACCAGCCGTAATGCGCTATAGAGCTTTCTGTGACGAAGTAAGAGCAAGGGGCATTAACCTGCCTGAGAGTGATTACCACGTGATTTTTGTTATGCCTATGCCGAAGTCATGGAGCAAGAAAAAACAGGCTGAAATGGATGGTAAGCCCCACCAGCAAAAGCCAGACAAGGACAACTTAGAGAAAGCCTTGCTAGACGCCATCTTTGACGATGATTCGCGTATATGGGATGGGCGAGTTTCTAAGGTTTGGGGAACCACTGGAATGATAACGGTAAGGTTACCGGAATAATCGACAAATCATGAACTTGTTACCAATGGGTAAGTTTGTGAGCAGATTAATGAATCGTTGAATGAATGAGGTAAGTCCTTATGAGTCCAGAAGATTTTATTAGAAAGAACATCATTCAGAAACTTAAAGAGCTTGATTATCAGGGGGGGCATTACAACTTGCTGCTGATGAAGGTATTGCGCATTACCGTAGATGCTCACAGGCAAGTAAGCGTGGCGCCATGTTTGATGATTGCTTTCATGTGGCAAAGGTTTGGATGGATAAGTACGGCGGTAACACAAAGGCTAAGCCTAAACGCCGTGGGAAAACAGTAGTTAAACAAGTTTCGTTATTTTGAGGGTAAGGTCATGAACGATAAAGAGTTTAAAGAAATGATGTATAAAAAACCGCATGAAATGGCTCAATGCGGTAATCCAGTGCCAGCTACGGGTAATTTGCGTGACCAGTTCGCCATGTCTGCAATGCAGGGCATTTTATCAAACGAAGCTATGATTGCGGTTGTGATTGAAGAGTCAGCGGCGTGGGTGTCTCGTGAGGCTTACATAATGGCTGATGCAATGCTAGCAGCTAGGGGTAAAAAACCATGAAAAAAATAGCATTATCAGCACTAGCCTTGAGCATGGCTGCGCAATTGTCACAGGGTGCTCTATGGGCTATCGACCATAGCCGCAACTGGTACAGCTACCCAATATCAAATAAGCGTATTACAGGCCACGCAAAGATAAATAGAGCGGCTAAAAAACGGAAGGGAAGAAAGGGGTAACAATGGCAGGCATCGACGCAATCAGGCTGTGCTACGACATTCTTGACGGCTCTGTATCACTTGAAAATATCTCATCTCAAGAAGTGTATGCGATTTGTACGTATCTTGATGATGTTGTTCGTGAAAACCTTGCATTCACTCAACAGAAGCCTGTGGCATTCATGGATAGCGAAGGTGAGGTAATTAGTGCGGTTAAGAAAGAGTTTAAGCAGTTAACTGGCGGTAATCACATTGGTTTCGATATTCCGCTAATTCAATTAAACAAATAATCGTGACATGTCACGCGAGGTAAATTAATTATGCTAAAAACTTACTTAATATTCGTCGTGTTCTGGTGCGTGTTCGCTGTAGCTGTGGGGATGTTATTCAATGGCTAAATCACCAGCAGAGCGCAAAGCAGCGCAACGTAAACGCCAGCGTGATGCTGGCTTGGTTACTCCGCAGTGGCAAGTAGAAGCCGAAGAACACGAAATGATTAAGCGTAATTGTGCATTGCGTAGACCAGGGCGCGAACCGTACGACGAGTCAGAATACATTCAAATGCTCATTCGTAACGATGATGCAAGACTAAAGCGTGAGATTGTGGATTTATCAAAGCGATGCTGTGGTAAGTGTGGGGAGCAGTTGCCAGTAGCTAATTGCTGCCTGTCTGGTGCTGCTGAGTGCTGGAATACTAAAGGGTGGCATGAGCTGCAATTAACTGTGGTTGGTAATGTTAGTGTACAAGGTGACGATAAATGAGCAGAAGAATTAAAGTAACGATATCTGTATTGATTATGTATCTGATTTTGTGCGTACCGTATGTAATTATTGAAACAGGTAAAGGTGTTGAGTTTATACAGGCATTTTTAATGTTTAATGGCATTGTCTTTATAACTATCGCGCTTTGGGTGTTGATTTCAATATTAGAATCTTGGGCTAAAAAATAACCATGGTTGACAAAATACCATCAAAATAGAAATTTGGTTGACGCGATTTTGTCAACCAATTGATATTGTTCCGTTATGGGAATTCACATAACGACAATTCCAACCTGTCGGCATAACCGACTAGTTCAAAATTCTCATAAGGTTTGAATGTTATCTTTTAGTTGGTTATAATAACCGTAGAGGTGATGATTATGACCACAAAGAAACCACGTAAGCCACCAGCCAGAAAACCTACGCCACTTAATGCTCAAATGGAGCGCTTCTGTCAGGAATATATCAAAGCCCCTGATAATCAAACCAATGCAGCGCTAGCGGCAGGCTATGCCGAAGTTAGCGCCTGTAAGCGTGCATCCCAACTCATGAAAGATCCTCGCGTCATTGACCGTATCGCACAGCTCATGCAGCAACGTAACAAGCGCAAGAAGCTAGACGCTGACAGCGTGTTAGAGAGATTGGTTAATATGCTTGATGCGGATATTGCCGACATACTCACTAATACGGGTGATATCAAGCCAATAAAAGATTGGCCTGCAGTATGGCGAAAAAGTATTAATGCATTCGAAATAGCCGTCATTGATGAAAGAGTTACTGTTAAGAAAGTGAAGCTGTTAGATAAATTGCGCGTACTTGAAATGGTCGGTAAGCACGTAGACGTTAACGCATTCCGTGAACGCTATCAGGTCGATGTAACTATTTCCCTTGCTGATAAGTTGGCAGCAGCCCGTAAGCGTGCCACTGGTGGTGAGCAATGATTGATACCATGTCGCCAGAAGAGCAACTGATTAACGATATCGGCATGTTTACTCATGACCCGTTAAGTTATGCTCTGTACGCATTTCCGTGGGGTGAGGCTGGTACCGAACTTGAAAATGCTAATGGGCCTCGTCAATGGCAAGCGGAAGCGCTGAACGAAATAGGTGAGCACCTGCGCAACCCTGAGACACGACACCAGCCGTTACAGCTTGCTAGGGCATCAGGTCACGGTATAGGTAAATCTGCATTCATATCGATGATTATTAAGTGGGGCATGGACACCTGCGAAGATTGCAAAGTGGTTGTCACTGCCAATACAGAAAACCAGCTACGCACTAAAACATGGCCAGAGATTGCGAAGTGGCAGCGCTTATCTATCACCAAGGACTGGTTTACCTACACCAAAACCGCTATCTACTCCAATGACCCTAATCATGCTAATGCTTGGCGTGCTGATGCTGTGCCATGGTCTGAGAACAACACGGAGGCATTCGCAGGGTTACATAACCAAGGCAAGCGCATCATTCTAATTTTCGATGAAGCCTCAAACATTGCGGATCTGGTGTGGGAGGTAGCAGAGGGCGCTTTAACGGATGAAAACACAGAAATTATCTGGATAGCATTTGGTAACCCGACACGTAATACAGGGCGTTTCCGTGAGTGTTTCCGTAAGTTTAAACACCGCTGGAAAACTAAGCAGATTGATAGCCGTACGGTTGAGGGCACGAACAAAGAACAGATTGAAAAGTGGATTCAGGACTATGGTGTTGATGATGACTTTGTTAAGGTGCGTGTTCGCGGTATTTTCCCGTCTACATCTGAAAAGCAATTCATACCTACTGGATTAACTGATGCCGCTATGAAGCGCACAGTAACACAGGCCGAAGTATCACATGCACCAATTATCATCGGCGTTGACCCTGCATATTCAGGTGATGATGATGCGGTTATTTATTTGCGCCAAGGGTTACACAGTAAATGCCTATGGACCGGTAGTAAAACTATTGATGATGTGATTATGGCTAAGCGTATTGCTGACTTTGAGGATCAGTACGGTGCTGATGCTGTTCATATCGACTTTGGTTACGGTACTGGAATTCAATCTGTTGGTATGAATTGGGGGCGAAATTGGCAGCTCGTGCAATTCAATGGCGCATCGACTGACCCGCAAATGCGGAATAAACGTGGTGAGATGTACAATAATGTTAAGTCATGGCTCAAAATAGGTGGGGCTATTGATGATCAAGAAGTAGCCGAAGATTTATCAACCCCAGAGTACAAGGTAGAATTAAGCGGTAAAATACTATTAGAATCAAAGGATGATATCAAAAAGCGTATTGGACGCTCACCTGGTAAAGGTGATGCGCTAGCGCTAACATTTGCTTACCCAGTCACCAAAAAAGAACGCAATAACATTTCTATATCTAGTCAGGGAAGTCACGTTGTTAGTGATGCTGATTACGATCCATATGCCTAACTAACAGGCAAAAAAAAGCCCTCACAGCGAGGGCAAATGTAAGCAAAGGAAAGTCACTTGATAACGGGCAAAGGAATATCTGAATAACAACCGATAACCAAAATGTATATCTTGGTTTTATATTTGTCAAATAAGATATACAATAAACCGTAAAGTATATTATTGTTTATTTTATCGAGGTGTTATATGTGCGGAAATATCCTAGGTGGCACTCCCAAGATTAAAACCCCTCCACCAGTTCAAGCAGCGCCACAAGAACAGGACGAAGCTGTAGTAGGTTCACGCGATGAAGAACTACGCCGCCGCCGTGCTGCCGCTGGTCGCAAGTCAACATTGCTAACAGGTGCGCAGGGTACAACCAATGCAGCATCAACCAGCGGTAAAACGCTACTTGGTCAGTAACCTAACGGGGGCGGTATGAGTTTAAAGCAGGATTTATTAAAACAACTCTCACAGCTTAAGAATGAGCGCCAATCATTTGAGCCTCATTGGAAAGAGCTTGCGGAGTATACGCGCCCTCGTAGTACTCGCTTTAACACATCAGAAGTTAATCGCGGTGATAGACGTAATACGAAAATCATCGACCAAGAAGCAGCTAAATCAGAGCGTACTTTATCAAGTGGCATGATGTCAGGGATAACTAGCCCTGCCCGTAAGTGGTTCCGTTTGGCTACGCCAGATCCTGACATGATGAATTATAGTCCTGTGAAAATGTGGCTTGAAGTCGTTGAGCAGCGCATGAACGAAGTGTTCAATCGTTCCAACATCTATCAGTCATTGCCTCAGACTTATTCCGATATCGGTACTTTTGCCACCAGCGCATTAGCTGTGCTGGAAGATAACGAGCGTGTTATTCGCACCGTACCTTTTCCTATCGGTAGCTATTACATTGCCAATGGGCCTGACCTGACAGTTGATACCTGTTTCCGTGAATTCAGTATGACAGTGCGCCAGTTGGTTATGGAGTTCGGGCTAGACAAAGTAAGTGAGCAGGTTAAAAGCCTATGGGATTCTGGCAACTATAGCCAATGGATTACTGTTATTCATTCAGTATACCCAAATTTAAACCGTATCAGTGGAAAGCTGGACGCTAAGAACAAGCTATTTAAATCCGTTTACTTTGAAATGGGCGGTGATAGTGAACGCGTTCTACGCGAATCAGGTTTTGATGAATTCCCTATCATGGCTCCGCGCTGGGAAGTGAACGGCGAGGACGTCTACGGTTCATCATGCCCTGGTATGATTGCACTAGGTAGCGTTAAAGCATTGCAGTTATTACAGCGCCGCAAAGCACAGCAGATTGATAAAGTGACCAATCCACCTATGCAAGCACCTGCCTCAATTAAGAATCAGCGCATTTCTCTTGTGCCGGGTGGAATAACTTACTTACCAATGGCTGGCGCTGACCAGATGATTAAACCGATATTTCAAGTGCAAGCCGACATTAACGGCTTGATTGCTGATATTGGTGATACTCGTAATCAAATCAAAGAAGCTTATTTCTCTGACCTTTTCATGATGCTACAGAACATCAACACTCGCTCAATGCCAGTTGAAGCAGTCATTGAGATGAAGGAAGAAAAGCTACTCATGTTAGGGCCTGTCTTACAGCGTTTAGATTCTGAACTACTCGACAAGTTAATTAATCGTACGTTCGCAATCATGGCGCGTAAAAACCTATTACCCGTGCCACCAGAAGAAATGCAGGGTATGCAGCTTAAGGTTGAATACATTTCTGTCATGGCACAGGCGCAGAAATCAGTTGGTGTTAGCAGTATTGAGCGTTTCGTGGGCTTTGTTGGTGGTCTGGCACAGATGAAACCAGAAGCACTCGATAAGCTGAACACTGACGAAATGATTGATAACTACGCTGAGTCAATCGGTGTTTCCCCAACTATCGTTTCATCCAATGACCAAGTAGCAGCTATTCGCCAGCAGCGTGCAGAGCAACAGCAGCAGATGCAACAAATGCAAATGGCACAAGAGGCTATTTCTGGCGCTCAGGCTCTTGGGAACACACCTATGGATGATAACAGCGCCTTAGCTGCGCTTGCTGGTGGTGGTCAATGACACTGTTTAATGATTACACAGAAGAGGAAAAGGCAGAGATTCAGGCTGATTTAGAGCTTAAAGACAAGCTTAGAAAAGAACGTGAAGACGATGATTTAAAACAGGTTATGAGTACTGAGTTTGGTCGTCGTTTTATCTGGAAAACCCTATCTGCCAGTGGTGTTTTCGAAGTTTCATTTACGCCTGATCCCTATATCACTTCATTCAATGAAGGTAGACGTAATAAGGGATTGGAGCTGTTTAACGATGTAATGAGTGTTTGCCCTGATCTCTATCTGGTCATGGCAGAAGAAGCCAAAGAACAGGAGAACAATCAATGAATTTATTTCAACGCTTGGTGTTTCGTCGCCTTTGTAATGAGGTTTCAGTTGATGGTGGCGAGGGTGCAGCTGCGACAACCACAGAAACTACAGCGGTTAAAACTGAAACATCAACAACAGGTGATCAGACTGCGACGACTGGTACAGAAACTGACAAGGCTAATGATACGTCCAGCACTAAGCAGGAAGATGCTGACAAGAAGTCTGTAAGCGCTGCGCCTGAAAAGTATGAGTTTACGGCTGGTGAAGGTCAGGAGCTGGATAAAGAAGCGGTAGCGGCGTTTGAGCCCATCGCCCGTGAAATTGGTTTAAGCAACGAGCAGGCGCAAAAGATTGTTGACGTCTACGGCTCTACAATCATTCCACAAATTGCCAAACAGCAAGAGGCTGCATGGCAAAAGCAAGTAACCGAATGGGCAGAAACGGTCAAAGCAGATAAAGAACTTGGCTCAGTTGAGTCTATTGGTAACGCACAAAAAGCTATGGATCAGTTTGGTACGCCAGAGCTTAAGCAATATTTAAATGATTCAGGACTTGGTAATCATCCTGAGTTATTCCGTATTTTTTCAAGAATTGGCAAGGCCATGTCTGAGGACGGTTTTGTTAGTGGCAGCAGTGAAAACGCTCGCAGTGCTGCGGATGTTCTTTTTGGTGATAGCAAATAAGGTATAGGAGAAAATTATGCCTCAAGCTCTAACATTGGCTGACTGGGCTAAGCGTCAAGACCCAAACAGCAAGCAAGCGAAGATCGTTGAACTGCTCAATCAGTCTAACGAAATTCTTGATGATATGGTGTTTGTTGAAGGTAACTTGCCTACAGGCCACCGTACAACTGTCCGCACAGGTTTACCATCTGCAACTTGGCGTTTGTTGAACTACGGTGTACCACCAAGCAAATCAACTACTGCTCAGGTTACAGACTCTACAGGCATGCTGGAAACTTACTCAGAAGTTGATAAAGAACTTGCTGATATTAATGGTAATACAAGTGAGTTTTTATTGTCAGAAGCACAGGCCTTCATTGAATCCATGAACCAGCAAATGGCTGAAACATTGTTTTATGGTGACACTACTGTACATGCACAGCGCTTCACTGGTTTATCTGCGCGCTTCAATGATTTAAGCGCTAAGAATGGTGTAAACATCATTGATGCTGGTGGCACTGGCAGCAATTTAACCTCTATTTGGTTAGTAGTGTGGGGGCAGAATACCGTTCATGGCATCTATCCTAAAGGTTCTAAGGCTGGCCTTGAACAGAAACACTTAGGCGAAGTTACATTGGAAGATAAAGACGGTGGCAAGTATCAAGGTTACCGCACTCATTTTCAATGGAAAAATGGTCTAACTATGCGCGATTGGCGTTATGTGGTTCGTATCGCTAACGTTGACCTTTCTAAGTTAACCAAAGACCCAGAAGCTGCAGGCGCTATCGACTTGCCTGATTTACTGATTCAGGCGATTGAGAAAATCCCTAATCTGTCTATGGGTAAACCTGTTTTCTATTGCAATCAGCAAGTTCGTAGCTGGATGCGCCGCCAGATTAAAAACTCAAAGAACGTCAATATTTCTATGCAAGAAGTTGCAGGGAAGAAGGTTGTTTCTTTTGATGAAATCCCTGTGCGCCGTACCGATGCAATTCTCACAACTGAGGATCAGGTGGTCGCTAAGTAAGGCAGGCCTATTGTGCGGTGCCTGAATAGGTACCGCTAACTTAATTTTGTTGGGAGTTCGCAACATGATTTTAGATAAAGAAACCCTATTTTCTCTCGACCAAGCAGTGACCGCATCAGCGACTGCGACCAGTATCATTGACCTAACGCCAGTTAAAGGTGATTTCCGTGATATCGGTATTGGTGAGCCGTTGCAACTGTTTGCACAGGTTACTGAGCAGGCTACAGCAGCAGGTGAAGCCAAAGTACAAATCGTACTGGAAACATCAGCAGATAAAGCATTTACAACGCCTGTTGCATTGTTTCAATCCGTTGAAATGCCTATTGCAGACTTGAACGCAGGTAAGCGCATTATCGGTACAGTTCCGCATGGTGTTATTAAGTATTTGCGTCTACGTTACGTTGTCACAGATGGCCCATTAACTGCAGGTAAGTTTACAGCGGGTATCGTACTTAACACTGATGCTCATCCTATCTACAACGCTGTAACTAATTAAGGTGTGACATGTCACGATATAAAGTTTTGAAAAAATCATTTATCGCTGGTCGTCTGCTTGAAGTTGGTGAGGAGGTTGAATACAGCGGTATTGCTGGCAGCAACTTAGAGTTGATTGGTGGTGGCGATGCTAAATCTAACACTGGTACTTTGGTTGATGGGGCTGGTGGTGATACTGGTGAGGTTGTAACCAATACCGCTATTAGTGGTTCAGGCGATACAGTTGAATCCAGCCTTGAATATTTACGTGAACAGTACACGCAACTATTTGGTAAAGCACCTCATCACAACATGGGCGCAGATAAAATGCGCACTGCGATAGATGAAAGACGTAAAGAATTAGCGATTTAATTTTCGCGTTAAAGGGGGCGAAAGCCCCTTTTTCTTTTGGAGTAACTCTAATGGCCTCAGAAATCGAAATATGTAACTTGGCGCTTAGCCGCATTGGTAACAGCCGATTCATTAACAGCCTTAGCGAAAAGAGCAAAGAAGCCGAGCAATGCAATCTACACTTCAATCATTGCCGCGATACGACTCTGTCTGATTTTCCGTGGAACTTTGCCAGTAAGCGCGTTGCTTTGGCTGATACTAATAACCCGCCACCAGACTGGAAATTCGCCTATAGCTATCCAACCGATTGTTTAAAAGCAATAGCGATTATTCAATCTGGCCAGAAATATCCTCAACCGCACAATGCGATTAATTTTCTTGTGGGTTCGGATGCTGACGGCACAGGAAAACTTATTTACTGCGACCAACCGCAAGCATGGCTTCAATACACTGCGTCAGTCACTGATGTGAATATGTTCGACTCATTATTTATTGATGCACTGGCATGGCGTTTAGCTGGAGAATTAGCACGCCCATTGGCTTCTAACGCTGGTATCGGTAGTGAAGCATTTCAGATGTACACAATGTCAATTGCTAACGCTGGGGCTCACTCTCTTGATGAATCATCAGAGCCTAACGATTACATGGATCCATTCACTGAAGCGAGGTTATCGTAATGGCTTATAGCATCATTCAACCGAGTTTTTCTGGTGGCGAAATAGCGCCTAGCCTTTATGGGCGCATTGACTTAGCGAAGTATTCAACCGCTTTACGTAAGTGTTCTAATTTCATCGTGCGTCAATATGGCGGCATTGAAAATAGACCAGGAACTAAGTTTATTGCGGCAGCAAAATACCCTAACAAAAAATGCCGCCTGATCCCGTTCCAGTTCAGCACCGTACAAACTTATGCCCTTGAAATGGGTGATAAGTACATGCGTGTTATTAAAGACGGTGGACAGGTGCTTTATGCAGACGGTGAGTACAAAGGCGAAATATTCGAACTAGCAACGCCATACAAAGAAGCTGACCTATTCAATTTAAAATTCACACAGTCAGCAGACGTAATGACTATCGTACACGCTGATTATCCACCAATGGAGCTACAGCGTTATGATCATGACGATTGGAAGCTTGTACCCGTTGAAACGCGCAATGGGCCCTTCGAAGATATCAACACCGATAAAGAGCGCAAGTTATATGTTAGCGCCAGTACAGGTGATGTAACGCTGAGTGCAACGCATAATATCTTTGGTGCTGAATTAGTCGGTAAGCAAATATATATTGAACAGCAAGCGATTGATGCTGTACCCGTATGGGAAACTGACAAGACGACTAACATTAATGATCAACGCCGTGCAGGTGCTAATTACTACCGCGCTAATACTGCAGGTAAAAGCGGCACGTTAAGGCCGTCACACACAGAGGGTATGAGCTGGGATGGTTGGGGCGGTGACGCGGGGATCCAGTGGGAGTACCTTCACAGTGGTTTCGGTATCGTTAAAATCAATTCAGTCAGTACCGACGGCTTAACGGCAACGGGTAAAGTTGTTTTATACATTCCATCAAATGCTGTAGGTGAAGAAAACGCTACGTACAAGTGGGCTCGGTCGGTCTGGAATGACGTTGACGGCTATCCAAGCACCGTTATGTATTACCAGCAGCGATTATTTTTTGCTGGATCTCGCGCTTACCCACAAACTATTTGGGCTAGCCGTAGTGGTGACTACAAAGACTTTGGCAAGAATAACCCGATACAAGATGATGACCGTATCATCTACACCTATGCAGGACGCCAAGTTAATGAAATTCGTCACTTAATTGATGTGGGTTCGCTGGTGGCCTTAACGTCTGGCGGTGAGTATCAAATCACTGGGGATCAGAACAAAGTATTAACGCCTAGTAGTTTCTCTTTTTCCTCGCAAGGTGCCAATGGCTGTAGTGATGTGCCACCAATTGCTGTTGCCAATATCGCTTTGTACATCCAAGAAAAAGGTAGCGCTGTGCGTGACCTCGCGTATTCATTCGACGTTGACGGGTACCAAGGCACCGATTTAACCATCATGGCTAATCATCTCTTTCAGCGCCACCAGATTATTGATTGGGCGTTTTCTATCGTTCCTTACTCAATCGCTTGGTGTATTCGCGATGATGGTAAATTGCTTTCATTGACGTATCTCAGAGAGCAGCAAGTATTTGCTTGGGCACCACAAGAGACTGACGGACAATTTGAATCAACCTGCAGCGTCAGTGAAGGCAATGAGGATGCGGTTTATTTCATTGTATGCCGTAAAGTTGGTGGCGGTACCGTACGCTACATAGAGCGTTTAAGTAGTCGTCTATTTACCAAAACCGAGGACGCTTTCTTTGTTGATTCAGGCCTAAGCTATGACGGCAGAAATAAAGATGAAGCTAGCACCGTACACCTAACCACAGTCGATAACTGGACGTATGAAGGGGATATTGCCTTAACCGCCAGTAATGCCATTTTTAAAGATAGTGATATCGGTAACGCTATTCACTTGCCTTATTTTGAAGATGAAGAAAACAAAACGTTACGTTGTGAAATTACTGAGTTTATTAATACTCATGCGGTACGTGTAACGCCTAATCGTGATGTGCCTGAATTACTACAGGATAAGCCGTTAAGCGAATGGGGCTTTGCGCGTTTCCGTTTTGAAGGGCTACAGCACATCGAAGGTAAAACCACCAGCATTCTAGCCGATGCAAACGTATTGCCTCAGCAAAAAGTATCTGGCGGCGCAGTGTCATTAGAAGAACCAGCCGTAGTGGTTCACATTGGCCTACCATATGTTAGCGATATGGAAACCCTAGATATTCATATCAATGGGCAAGAAACGTTACTCGACAAAAAGAAACTGGTTAAGGTGGCAAGCCTTATTGTCAATTCAAGTCGTGGTATATGGGCTGGTACCGAAAAAGACCGGTTATATGAATATGCTCAACGTGAATTCGAGTTCTACGATAATCCAGTTGATGATGCTACTGGCGTGGTAGAAATTAACCTTGATGCACAGTGGAGCAAAAACGGCCGTGTGTATGTCAGGCAGTCAGATCCATTACCTTTATCAATTCTCGCTGCGATACCGCGCTTAGATGTGGGGGGCTTCTAATATGGCAAGGAGTATTGTTCAAATTATACCTGCAACATTAGAGCACGCACAGGCATTGATACCGCATGTTAGACAGGCTGATATTGATGAATTCTATGCATTGAACCTATCAACGCCTGAGGAGGTTTTGGCCTCAGGCATTAACCTATCTACAAAATCATGGGCTGCTATTTTCAATGGTGAGGTAGCGGCTATCTTCGGTGTGTCGCCAGCGTCCATCATCGGCGGCGTTGGCATTCCTTGGTTAGTTGGCTCAGATATTTTAGAGAAGCACCAGAAAGCCTTTCTACGCCGCTGTAAGCCATTCGTTGGCCTAATGCTACAAATCTACCCTGAACTGCTTAATTACGTTGATGAGCGCAATTACATTGCTAAAGCGTGGCTGCATTGGCTAGGGTTCAAACTAGAAGATGCGCAGCCAATTGGTGCGCTTAACTATCCATTTCATAAATTCACGATGAATGCGAGGGCGAAATAATGTGTAGTCCAGCCATTTTAGCAGGGGGCATTCTAGCCTCGGCAGGTATGCAGGCATATAGCCAATATCAATCAGGCAAGTTTAACGCTGAGGTAGCCAACCAAAATGCACGCCAGAACGAGCAGGCAGCGAATGATTCAATTAATCGTGGTAATGCAGAGGCAGAGAAACAGCGTTCACGCACACGGCAATTAGCCGGCTCACAGGCTGCGGCAATGTCAGCTAGTGGACTTGATTTAAGTTCGTCTGGTGCCCTTGATATGTTCGGCGATACTGCGGCAATGGGCGAGTTAGACGCTTTAACGTTAGTTAATAATGCTAATCGTGAAGCGTACGGGCTACGTATGCAAGCAGCTAATGACAGACTACAGGGTAAAATGGCACGCCGTGAGGGTAATTTTGGCGCTGCTACAACATTATTAACTGCACCAATCAAAGCCTACGGTGCGTATCAATTAGCTGGCGGCACATGGGATCCGTTCTCTGGTGCAGCAACTAAAGCCGCGAGTGGAAATATAGATATGTTCAAGTATGGATTCATAGGAGCGTAGCGTATGCCAATTGTACCAACGTATAAAGAACAACAGGTTAGTTCATCACCTCTGCCAAATACAGGCTTTAGTGTTCAGTCGAACCCTAATCAGTTTGGTGCTGGTTTAGGTCAAGTCGCTGAGCAATATGCTGGTGTGTTCGCTGAGGCGAAGCAACGGGCTGACGTTGCTCTATCTCAGGATGCTTTATTGCAGTTGCAGGAGTATTCAGATGACTTAATGAATAACCCTAAAACAGGTTTGTACACTAAGCTTGGGCGTAATGCTATGGGGCAGTCTGATGAAACTCTTAATAACATCAGATCTAAAGCTGGCGAGCTTATGGACTCTTTGCCTGAGGGTAGGTCAAGGGAGGATTTTTTAAAACAGAGCAATGTGCTTTGGCGTCAGTATCATAATCAGGCTAAAACATTTGAACTTAGAGAAACTCAATCATTTGAAACCAGTGTTAATAATGGCCTTGTTGAAGGAAATCTAAAGAATGCTCAGGATAGCTATAGCGACCCACAGGCATTTAATAGCTATATAGCGCTAGCTGAGCATAACTATGTTGAGTTCAATCGTGCCCGTGGTGTTAGTGATGAAGAGATTTCTGTCAATGTAGAAAAAATAAGAAATGGTGCAGCATGGGGGGCGGCTCAAAACTATATGGCCAGTGCGCCTGTACAGGCACTTAGTGCTATAGGTGAACCATCAGACGTTGGCGGCTCTAAGCGAGTGCCTGGTAACCTGAAAGATAATCGCGGTGGCCGAAATAATAACCCCGGCAATCTGAGGATATCGGATAACGTTTGGGATGGTCAAATAGGTGATGATGGTGAGTTTGTTCAATTCGCATCACCTGAGCACGGAGTTAGAGCACTTGGTAAAAACCTAATTACTTATAGAAATAAAGGGTTTGTGACTGTAAATCAAATTATCAATCGTTGGGCGCCAAAGAAAGATGGGAATGATACAGAAGGATATGTAACGTTCGTTTCTCAGCATTTAAGCGTCGATCCTAACACTCCTATTGATGTAACCAATATCGACACATTAAAAGATATTACAGTTGCAATCATGCAAAAAGAAGGCAAGCACAGTGTTAGTGATGATCAGATAAATACAGGTGTTCAAGCTGCGCTTGGCTTAACTAGATTGTCTGATGTTGATAAATCACAATACCAACCGGAAATACGCAAGGCTCAAGGCGGCGGTTTTCCTTGGTGGCCAATGCTTACACCTGTCCAGCAATATCAACTTATTAAACAAGGAGAGGCAGCACAGAACAAACAAAGGCAAGAGTATAAATCTGTATTAGATGGAAAGGTAAAAGACGCGGAGGCATTAGCGCTGAGAGGTGAGTCATATAGTAATCCGCCATCATTGGATGAGTTTAAGTATGCTCATGGTGAAAATGATGGAATCAAGGAGTACGAGCAATTTCAAAAAAATATGGCAATGGGAGCTGATATAGCAACGGTTCAGTATCTATCGCCACAAGCGCAAACGGCGCTATTGGAATCAAAAAAGCCTAAAGGCGATTATGATGCTGCAAATAATTACAAGCGTTACGATACTCTCGCTAGGGCAATTGATACCGTCAATAAGGTAAGAGCGTCTGATCCTATTCAGTTCAGTATTGATAGGCAACAAGTAAACCAATTGGATTTTTCCAGTATTCAAAATTTCACGAACTCATTAACTCAGCGCTCAAGTAATGTTGGTGATATTTCAAAAAACTATCAAACACCATTAACTGTTTTTTCTGCACAAGAAGAATTGGTGTTATCCCAATTAATGGAAAAAGCGCCAGCTAGTCAAAAAATTGAGTACCTAGATGCTATCAGGCAAGGACTTAAAAACAATGAAAGCTATACAGCTGCACTGAGACAAGTTAGTAAGTCAGATACTTCGCTTGCTGTTGCTGGGGTGATTATGAATAAGCCAACACAACTGACTGTTGAATATAACAAATGGAGCAGTGATATTGTTGTTACACCACAACAAGCAGCACAACTTATTGTACAAGGATCAACCGCAAGGAAATCAGGCAAAGATTTTGTTTTACCTAAAGATACTGAATTGAGAGAGGAATTTGCTGATTTTGTTGGTGATGTTTTTGCTGGAGATATAGATGGTGCCAATAGTGCCTATGAAGTAGCTAAAGATGCATACGCTGGGATGATGGCTAAAAATGGAAATATCAATGGTGAGTATGACAAAGATATATGGCAGCAAGCAATCAATATAGCTACTGGTGGAATCTACGATTTCAACGGTAGAGGAAAAGTAATGCTTCCTTGGGGGATGGATGGAGATACGTTTAAAAAACAAGTGAAGAGCGAACTTAAATACCATGAACCAGAAATAGGTAACATCTCTGTTGATATCATTGGAATGCAAAGTTTAGGCGATAGCCAATACTTGATTAAACGTGGTTCTGGTTATCTGCTTTACAAAGATGGAACCCCTGTAATTATTGATCTTACGCGAGAGAAAATTAGGGATATACCACTATGAGCTACTTTGGATTAAACCCTACAAGAATCAATCAGCAACTAGATGACGCTATGCAATCACCTGAAAACAGTGGTGATGCAGATTTTTTTGATGGAGCTTTCACGTCAACATATACAGGACTGTACTCAGGCTTAATAGCTAAGCCTGAACAGGTGTTATGGGGGATTGCGGATACAGTTGTTTCACCTATAGCCAGAGAGGTAAATGAGCAATTTGATATCAATGATACTTCTGAGCAGTTTATACAGGAGCAAAGAAAAAATGCTGAGAAACAAGTTAGGAGCCTAACGCCTGATAGGGCAACTACTGGCACAGCAGGACAAGTTATGTTTAGCCTATTTGATATAGGCGGCGAAGCGTTAACCGGGGCAATGATTGGTGGCCCATTAGGTGGAGCAATGTTAGTTGGTGGGGTTCAAGGTTTTTCAGATTATGAGAAGCTTAGAGCTGACGGTGTTGATAAAAACACCGCAATTAACAAAGCTACAGGTGAGGGGTTATTTGCTGGCTTGGGGGTGTTAACCCCAATGACGTTAGGTTTTAAAGGTGGTGGTATTTTAGCCGAAAGTATAGGCGCTCAGTTCACTGCGAGAGGTGGAACCCTTTCATCTTTGGCAGGTACAGCAGCAAGAGCCACCCCTGATATTGTATACGCATCAGGATCTAATATTGCTATGGGGATGGCGCAGCGTGGCTTTGCCTCACAGATATTAAAAGAGCGCGGTTATAATCAACTAGCATCACAGTATGATGTTTATGATAAGCAGGCTATTGCTATTGATGGCGTTCTCGGTGTTGCCTTTGGCGGCATGGGGCGGTATATAAATAGCCGTGGTGAAAACGTACCTTTACCTGAGTTTGATACTCCTCATGTTGATGCAGCCTTAACAGCTAACCAGCAATTACATTTAGAAGCTGATCTCCCCCCTGGTATTCCAATCAATGCAATGTCGCTAGATGGTCATTTAGCAGCAATGAATAAGGCGATGAATGATCTGTCTCAAGGAAACCCTGTTGATATTGGTAGCATTTTAGACGGTGCAGAATTTCTTGTTCACAGGCCGCGCTCTTTAATCGATACGTCTATACGTGAAGCTGTAGGCATTATTGATGAAGGTTCATCTTTATCACTAGCCAAAAACACCGAATTGAATGAGCTGGCCAGTCAGTTACTTAATCGCGGTGAGCGTGAAAGTCTTACTAGTTCAATTCATGATTTAAATTATCGAATTGATGAAAAAACCAGTGAGATTAATTCACTAGCAAATACAGAACCTAGCGGTAGCGGTAAGCAATTATCTAATGCTAGAAGACAAAAACAGGCTGAATTACGTAAATTAAACAATGAATTAACTAATTTAAAGAGTGAGCTAAAGGCAAAACAAGGCGTTGTATCTGATAGTTTATCTGGTGGGCGTTTTTATGAAGCTAAAGCCGAGTTATCAAGAAGACAATTAGCCGAAAAGCAATCAGATAATGCGCTAGTAAATTATTATGCAACGCCAAAGCCTAGAAATAAGGCTCAAATTTTATCTGATGAAATAAATAAAACTGAATCAATGATCACTGGCAAAGCTGAGAATAGCGATATTGATTTCAAATCAGCTGAGCTAGCTTTGAAAAATAACCCTAATTTAGAAATTGATTTTCTTGATGATTCTGGAAATTCATCAAAAGTTAAAGCTTCTGATTTATATAACGAAGCGGTTAGGCAGGCAGAAGAAGCCAAACATGATGCCAGTTTATTTGAAGTTGCTGTTAGTTGTTTTCTTAGAGGATAAAAATTATGCGTACAGCCTGTATTGAAGCCATACAAAATGCATCAAAGCGTCAATTAACAGCAAGAGAAGTGCAAAATATAGAGGACAGGATTATTAGTAGCATGAGAAATTTAGCTAGAAATGATCCTGCTTCATGGCGTCTATTAAGTGAATCTGAGCGTTTACAAAGAGCAGGGCAAATGGCTGCCACTGAACTACAACGAGAAGCGGATCTAAAACAACGCCGAGTAGCGTTGACAATAGCAGCGAGACAACGGCTTGATGAGCATATTAATAATTTCCAAGGTAGTAAGTTAGAAGCACTAAACAGAACCATAGCCTTTAGTGCTGATGGAAAAAGTAATTTTATGTCTGTGGAAACAAGAGCTAAGGCAACTATTAATTATGCGTTAAGCCAATTACAGGAAGCATTCGAAGCGGTTGACCCAAAATTCTTTCAGTTGTTTGAAGATCAGAACGGTGTTCGTGATTTGATTTTCGAAATGAAAGGGCAGGACACAAGGAATGTAAGAGCTAAAAAAGGTGCGGCAGCATGGCATAATGTTACAGGCATGCTTAGAAATAGCTTCAATCGTGCTGGTGGTGATATAGGCCACTTAGAAGATTGGGGGTTACCACAAAGCCACTCAATGCAACGTGTGGGAAAAGTTACGCAAGATAAATGGGTGTCAGATGTTATAGGTAAGCTCGACCGCAATAAGTACATAAAGGAAGATGGTTCCGTTATGAATGATGCAGAATTAAAGCAATTTTTAGATTCTGCTTATGAGACCATTGCTACTGGTGGATTAAATAAAATTAATGATCGTCCTATTGGTGTATCAGGAATGAGAGCGAATAGGGGGAATGCTTCAAGGCAAATACATTTTAAAGATGCTGAATCATATTTAGAGTACCAGCAGCTTTATGGCGAAAAGTCTCTTTGGGATATTATGGTAGGGCATATTGAAGGGATCAGTAAAGATATTGGGCTTATAGAAACTTATGGTCCTAATCCTGATCATGTTTTCCAAAGCTTACTGAATGAAGTTACTGAAATAGAGGTTAAAGGTACACCATCTAAAACAGGTAAAATAAAAAATTTGAGGGATAGGACTGAAAACCTTTATAACTTTATATCAGGTAAAACAACGCCAGTTGCTAATGTTCATATAGCTAAATTTTTCGATGACTTAAGAAATATATTAATCGCTAGTCGGCTAGGTTCTGCCTTGCTGTCGTCATTTTCTGACTTAGGCACTATGTATTTAACTGCCAAGGTTAATAACTTACCTTCCGCGCAATTATTGAAGAACCAATTAGCTGCATTAAACCCAGCAAATAAAGATGAATTAAGGCTAGCACGTAGAGCTGGTTTATCTATGGAGACATTACTAGGAAGCATTAACCGATGGGCTAATGATAATATGGGGCCTTCTTTTGCCCGTTGGTCTGCAAATGCAGTAATGCGTGCTAGTGGTTTAAGTGCTTGGTCTGATGCTCATAAGCGTGCATTCGGCGTTACCATGATGGGAAGCATTGGTGATGTAGTAAACCGACATGCAGATATAAAAAGCATTGGCGAGCATGATTTAGCGATCATGAAAAGTAAAGGTATCACAGAAACTGATTGGACTATATGGCGCTTGGCTGAGCAAGAAGATTGGGGGAATGGCAATAATACAATGCTGACACCTGAGAGTATTATGCATATCCCAAATGAAAGATTAACTGAGTTCGGCAACCCTGAACGTGTTAAATTTGAGGCGGCTAGAAAATTGCTAGGCGCTGTTACAGAAGAAGTTGACATGGCTGTTATATCACCAGGGGCAAGAGAAAGAATGATGATCGGTGCTGGTTTACAACGAGGTGATTGGAAAGGGGAGATAGTGAGAAGTTTTTTTCTATTCAAATCTTTTCCTATTTCTGTGGTTGTACGGCATTGGAAAAGAGCTTTAGGCATACAGTCAGCAGGTGGTAGGGTTGCATACCTTGCCGCCTTTATAGCAGGGACTACAGTATTAGGCGCTATATCTCAACAAATAAATGACATTTCGTCAGGTAGAAACCCAAGAGATATGGCAGATGAAAACTGGCACAAATTCTGGCTTAATGCTCTACTTAAAGGTGGAGGACTGGGCTTGTATGGTGATTTCTTATTATCAGATCATACCAAGTATGGTTCTGATGCATTTGCCTCTTTATTGGGGCCTGTTGCTGGTGTAGTCGATGATGCAATCAAATTGGCGCAAGGAATACCATTAAACGCAGTGGAAGGAAAACCAGAGCAAACAGGTGGGGATACTGTGAAATTTGTCAAAGGCTTAATACCGGGTCAAAACCTATGGTATACAAAAGCAGTATTGGATCATATGGTATTCAACCAACTACAAGAATACTTTTCACCGGGCTATTTGCGAAGAATGGAAAAGCGTTCTAAGAAAGAATTCAATCAAACGTATTGGTGGCGTCCGCAGGATATAACGCCAAATTTTTAAGGGTTCTGGTATGAAAGAAAAGATATTATTGTTTTTTCCGCTATTATTTATTTCAGCGTATGGGGATGCCGATAATTTATATTCGCAATATGGATCTTGTAAAAAAGAATCACAAGGCGGTGATAGGCTGTGGTGTTACGACTCTTTGTATGAAAAAAATAGTTCAGATATTAAAAGTAATATCATTGATTGCAGAAAAAATAATGTTAATTCTTCATCTCGTAGGCTTTATTGCTATGATGGAATTATGAGCAAGGGCTATGCAGACACAAACTTAATGGGGAATTGGATGTGGGATCTTAGCTATGATATGAACACCTTTAGTATTTCATATCCGCTAAAAAATAAGCTAGTCCCAACTCCAGAAGATGCAGATATAGTTAAGTTATATGTAGTTCCCAACGGTGATAATGAAGCCCTGTATAAGAACCGATTAGTAGTTAAGTGTGAAGATAAAAGTGTGCAGGTATATTTGGAAGATAAGTATAGTAAAAGTGGATACGCTACAGCTCCAAATAAAGTTAAAGTAATGTATGCTTTATTTCCTGACGATAATAACCAATATGATGGTTGGTACAAATATGAAAACAAATTCATATTCAATGGTGCAGAATCGAAATTCGCTGGAAATCCAGATATGATTCAAAAAATGCTTGAGTCCGAGAGTGTATCAATACATATGATTGATTCTAATGGTTTTTATTTTAATTCAAAAAATGATATTAAATCATTGGCATTTAATATCAAGGGTTTGAAGAAGGCAATGAAGCCATTTAAGCAGTGCTTTCCTTATAGCGATGAATAAAACTAAAAGCCCCTCGCAAGGGGCTTCATTATACTTACAGCAACTTACTAACTGTTGAATCAATATACTGCGCGTGGGTTTGAATGGTGTTGATAGCCTTAGCCATATTCATCATGCAATCACGAATGTGCATTAATACGCGTTCGGCATCTTCCATGTTATGACCATCTTTCTTAAGCCATGCTACAAGCTGGTGGAGCACATCTTCTTTAGGGTTGTTAATGAAGTCCTCAAGAATGCGTGAACGTGGCTTACGGGTTTTAGGGAAACTGTATTCTGGTAGGGCGTGGCCTGCAGGGATAAACTCACCTTCATGAATAACTTTCTGTAACTCATCCACCAGCGCGATCAGCTCTGCTGTGCTGGCATTGTGTGGAATGCCTTTAGCTAATTGCTTTGTATCTCTGTACTTGGTGAAATAGTTATCTTCCAGAATTTCAAAAACATCCCAAGCACGATCTGTATCTAACATTTTTGCATGACGGGCAGCGCCGCGTTCAGTCCAAACTGTTAAATGACTAGCTCTTTTATTGACTACATTAACCAACTTACTTTGAGTAAGTTGGTCTTTAAAAGTTTTTAAATTTGAACCAGTTAGCTTAAAGAAATGTTTCCCTTCAATAAAGCGTTCTCTATTGCGGGAGTGGTTTACTTGAATGTTTCGGATTTCAGTTTCATATACGTCAGCTAATAGCTCAGTTGTAATAACTGGAACGTGGTTATGAATGATTGATGGTAAACGTGATACAGAAATATTGAGATTAGCCATAATGGGTACTCCGTTTAGTTTGGAATATCACCACTACCAACGCCAATTGATGGTGGTGAACTGTACGAGGTTGGCGTACCAGCCTAAACGGTTACTGGCGCATCTTTCGATGCCCCCGTACAGCTCACCATAGAATAGGTGTTATTTTGCTTCGCACATAAAAAAACCGCTTGCGCGGTATGTGCGCCGTTTAGAATAGGTTCAGGACGCCAATCCCGACACCAGATTTTACTGGTGTATATTCACTATGGCGCAAAATTTAGAAGATGTAAATTACCAAATTGTTTATGTTATGGCAATTTTTATTTGAAATGATAAACAAGAAGATAAACGAAATGGTGGGCTAGTCAGTTGTATCTTGGTTGGTTAACAGCCATTTGTCAGAAAACATGTTTTCACCTAACGGCATGCGTTTAGATGTTTTTTCATAAAAGAAATCAGCTTTTTCCATTATGTATTCTAAATATTGTGCTTCTTCTGATTTTTTATGTGCACCATCTTCAATAAATGAAATGAGAATAGCATCTCGTTTATCGTTGACGGCATAGATCAAGTAAGCATCACTTGTAGGCTCAACTTTAGCCAACTCTATTTGAGTCCTCCAAATTAACCAAGATGACTTTGTCGCGTTAGGGTGCTTTTTGTTTTCTTCGGGGGCGTAATTACCAGTATCTACGTGAGCATGTCTTACGTGTTTATCTATGAGCATTTCCCTTGGTTTTCTAGTTTCAATATCTTTACCAATGGAAGGGTGGTAGCCAGTAAGCCAAAAGGCCTTAAAGGCATCAGCGTACTCTTTAAGGCCTTCACAGTTTAAGCAAGCATCAGCGAAATCTTGAGTATGATAAACTTTACCTTTGTAAGTTATCTGATAGTTTTGATTATTCGGCGCAGCAGAACTCATTGTTACGCTTACTCTCCTTGGACTTATTATAGAAGTAATCGCTAATTTCCTTAGCGCTATCCTTGCTCATAGGCTTAACTTCGTTGTATGCATACCCAGAGGCTTTAGCTCTTCGTGCTGCTTTAATTCTATCTACAGTACTCATAGTAACCCTCCTATTTTTGGGTGATACTTATGGTTTAAGGTTTTTACAATACAAACTCATGGTTGTCATTTGAGTTCATATCTTTATGAATAGCGTCCGAAAAGGATTTTGATTGTTCCTTTGTCATTATCGGTTTAGTAAAATCACGTTGTTTTGCCATTTCAGCAGCTAAAATTCTAGAACCTTTTTCGAGCAACTGTTTATGTTCATCAGTCATCCGAATTGTTTTTCGAACTTTTTCTTTAATATGTTTTGACATAACTGATTAACCTCTGTGGTTATTGCTATTATGCACCTATTTTTAAAGTATTGCTATACAGATTGTAAACATTGTCTAATACATAAACAAAAAGCACCTATATGTAGGTGCTTTAATTATTCATATATGGTTATTTATTTAACTCTTTCCGTATGTAATCAATGTGGGTAATTATATTATCTTTAACCTTCAAACTCAGATTTATGTAATTCATCATTGCTGTAATTTCAATGAGCGCCGCGCTAACGTCACATCCTTCACTATCCAGTTTTCTTAGTAGTTCTTCTACATTCGATTTACTCATCAACTCCTTTATTCCAGTTTCGGTATTAACTTTTTCTGCATAGTTATCGGGTGCTGGGAAATTAATTACATCTTTCATATTAACTACCTATGTGATTTAAGGAGCTTATACAGTACTGAAAAATCATTATCAATGTTTATCTTTTTATATTTAAAAGTAAACAATATTCCGTTAATGGATTTTAATGGCTATCATACACCAACGTAACCGAGTGGAGAATAGCCATGACTGTTTCAACTGAAATCAGCAGTAATGAATATACAGGAAACGGTGTAACAACCGATTTTGATTATAAGTTCAGGATTTTTAAAGCAAACCAATTGAGTGTTATTATTTCAGATGCTGACGGGGATAATGTTGTAACGCTGCGATTAGGTACTGACTACACCGTAACAGGCGTGAATAAGTCGACTGGTGGGAAAGTCATATTAATTAGGCCATTGGCAGACAAGCGGAAAATTGGCATTACCCGTGAAATTCCAATCAAACAAGAAACCTCATTCCGTAATCAAAGTAAGTTCTTTGCTGAAATACATGAGGATGCATTTGATTATCTGACAATGATTATTCAGCGCATTTGGGGAAGCCTTGGATCGCTATACTTAAAGCGCCCAAATATTCTAGCTAACTGGTTCGACGCCAAAGGCTATCGCATTGCTAACCTTGGCAAACCAAAGCGTGATAGTGATGCGGTTGATTTAGGTACGTTGAAGGATGAGATTGAAGTCGTAAACAGTACGATATTGAAACGTGAAAAACGTTTATTGCGTGTTGATGATATGGATATTGATATTTTATCAAAGGCTAAAGATAGGGCAAATAAAGTCCTTACATTTGACTTTTCTGGGCAGCCTCAGCTTGTTGCACCTGCTAGCGGAAGCGCAATAGATGTTATTAATCAATTGGGTAGGATAGTAAAAACATACAGAAGTGTTAGCGAAATGAAGCTTGATGCCGCGCCAAAGCTAGGTGATATTGTCAGGACGTTATCATTTTTCCCCTATTCATATGCAGAACTAGACCCTAGACCAATAGGGGGTGCGGAGTACTTAATCACCACTGATGAACCAGATGAGCACTCAATCATTCAGCTTCAAAATGGATTATCAGCAACAATCATAACCAAAGGTCAAGTTAGCTTAGACCAACTTGGTGCCGATAAGCGCGGCGAGAGTGATGTAACGCCTATTTTAAATTCCGCAAAAAAACTGGGCGTGAAAATTGTCCAATCTGGCGGCTCGTTTCTGATTGATAGTGACTTTACACTATCAAACGGTCTGAATATTGGATTAGAACAAGGAGCCGAGTTTGTACGCAAATCAGTC